GTTAAATAAAGTTTCCTCTAAACGCTCAGCAACCATACGCACCGACTCAGATAAACCAAGTGATGTTTTGTAGCTGAAGCCTTGTTGACGCCAAGCAACCGTAAACGATTTGTGCGTGATTGGATTTGGTACGTAAATCTCACCAAACACAAGATCATCGGAATCAAAGCCCGTTGGATTTTGCTCTTGGTCTGCATCAGAGAATTCACTGATATTTTCAGTGCCAATGATTTGATCCGAAAGGTCAACAGGGAAAGATAAACCAGCAGCCTGTAAATCAGCAATACCGTTTAGTTTACGACGGCGAACCTCGGTGATCACTTGTTGAATAATCAAGAAGTCTTCGTGGCGTAGCGTTGAAGCATTCGTTACGTAAGTGTTGTTTTTAACCAACTCAGACGTTTGAGAGTTACGAGCTACAATTGCGCCATCTTTATCAACGAGCACGTATTTAGCCAAACCATTTTCAGCAAAGATTGCTTCGTGGTTAGCCGCGTATTGCTCACGTAATACAGGAGCTTGCGCGATGTTAGCCGCATGTTCCGCGCGAGATGCACCAAATGCCGATAGTGCGCTATTTAATTTAATACCCATGATTTTTACCCTTACGCAATGCGAATTTTAATGCGAACAGATGAACCGCCGCCAGAATTATCAACAGCTTCCATTGCATAAGCAATAGCGGTTGCAGCCGTTCCGATTTTTAATGTGCCATCACCAGCAGAGGCAACAGGCGCACCGTCAGCAATTGCAGCTGCACTAGCAGCGACAATGCCGTTAACTTCTTGGCCTGCATGATATGCGCCATAGCTAACAGTTTCACCAGATGCATATGCTGTATCGATATCACCAGCAACCGCAAGGTTTGTTTGTGCAAATAGTTTTTGTGCTAGTGCGTCAGCCGTTGCATTTACCGCAACAGTGCCAGAAGCTTCAATAACTAAGTGACCAGGAATAATACCAGCGGCTGCGGCTAATCGCTCAGTTAAGAGAGGTTGACCCGCTGCGCCAGCGTTTAATGAAATTACTTGATTTGACATATTTAACCTCTACTTTATGAGTAATCAACTTTAGAATTAGATTCTTTGTTTACTGTGATTGTTTGTTTTTGCTCACCAATGCGAACTGCTTTTTTTTCTGGCGTTAACATATTAGTTAGCAATGTTAATTCCGCATCTGATTTGCCCGCTAATAATTCAGCAGTATATTCAGAGTTAGTAACGATGTTATCAATTACTTTTTTCTGCTCAACTTTTTGATCCGCTTGGAATTTATTAAACGCTTCTTTATTAGCGTGAAACTCTTCCACTTCATCAAAGTTAATTGCTGAGTTAGTTGTTAAAAAATCTTTTGCTTGTTTTTCATCGAGCGAATTAGTAGCGACAATAGCAATAATCTCTTCATCAGTCTTAGCGTTTAAAGCTTCGACATCTGCAAGTTTATAACTGTTGGCGCTGTTGCCGATGATAGCCAAGACCAATTTAGCCTTATCCATAGTGCTTACCTCTTCTTCGTTTGTGGTTAATTTGTGGTTGACGGTGATTTTGCCGTTGTCTAATGATACTTCGTAATCTTTATCGCCCGCTAAAAGATCTGAAACATCGTCTAACAATGCTTGTTCTTCAGCATTGAATGTCATTATCTCACACTCATCACTGTTTGTAATTAATTCAGTGCCTGCGTGGTCACCCGCTGCTGTTTCGTTTAATAAAATAGCTACGTGGTCAAATTTAAAGCCGCTACCGATTCGATCATACTCAGCGCCGAAATCATCTTTTCCTGATTGATTCACTACGCTAGCAATGCTCAATCCAGTAGAAACACCAATTTTTTCACCCGCTTCAATACGGCGGATAGTTTCTTTGCCATCATCTGAGTTATTAGCGATTTCTTCATCAAGCATAAAGTTAACAAAAACACGCTTGCCTTTTTTAACTGGCTCAGATAACCAACCGCCTATATTTTGCTTATTGTTAGAAACTGGATGAGAGGCCAGCACATTCACGCCGTTTACAGTTGGGTGCTTGCTTGGTGCTTGCAATAGATTTAACTGCATAAAGCTATCAGCAACCTGATTATCAGGGTACATAATGCGATTCATTGCAGTATCACCGCGAATCGGCATCATGCGCGTGACAATATGCGAGCGCCCATCAATCACAACTCTCGTAAATTTCCCACTTGTACGGCTATTTATTAGTAATTTCAATTTCTTCATGATTAGCCCTATATATGTAATTTATACAGTTTACAACTATTAAATAAATTATACAACTTTCGCGTTATTGATAGGTAAAACCGATTGGTAAAATTTTTGTTATTGAACTATTGTTTGTGTGAGCCAATTAACCAAGGAAATAAAAATGAACGTAAAAAGCAAAGTTATAAAGAAAATAAAAAGAAAGGTTTCATTCAGAGCCGCTTTAGATTACAAAAATAAAATTACCATTAAGCCGCCAGCATCTGGACTTGCAATGATGAATAACCGCTGTCACTACAATGCTGTAAACGCAGTTAAAACAGGAATTGCTATCGCCGTTGTAGAGGTGATTATTATCGATGATGATGATTGCACTGCGCATTACATAAATCTACTTCAAAACGGTGATCACGTTGATCTTACTCTTGGGTGGGCGTGGGGAGGTTGCGACTATAGGTTAGTTAGATACGTCCACGAAAACGAGTACAGCAAAATAAATGAAAAGCTAAGCGCCTTAAAATCAAAACTAACGAGAGATTTTATAGGTTCTGGCTGCAATATGCTTAATATAGATAAATGGGATTTGTGTTAAGTTTGCAACAAAGCCGCTAATCACGCGGCTTTTATTTAATTACTTGCTCTCCTTATCAAGCAGTAACTTCCTTTCAGCTTTAAATTTAGCGTCAACTCTTGCGGGCGCTCTATTTTTTATCACTGGCTTAATTCCACATCTACAATTCCAAGGCGAAATAGTTATATTACGGCTCGCCTGCTCATTACTCATTATTTTGCCATGCCATCCCGCGTGTAAGTGCCTAACATTGCTATCCTTAACAGTTATCCATCTTGATTCAATCTCTTCGTCGCTTTGCGCGTTAATGGCTTCATTCTCTTTTATAACACTTCTCTGTGACGCTTGTGAAACTTCGGTAACATTGATTACACGACTACGGTTTGCGGTAACATTAATGCGATCGGTTATTGCATTCTGAATATCATCAACAGAAACGATCCCCATTTGTTCATGCAGTATTGAGCGAGTATCGAAAAGTAAATCATCCATCCATTTTGATAGTGATTTATTGGCCCGGGCATGTAAAAATTCTAATTCATTCGCATGAACAGCGGTTGTAACTAATGCGGCGGCTTCCATGTTTAGCGATGGCAACAATAATTGCTCTTTAGCTGTTAGCATGGCTTTTAATTGCTGGCCTGCTCTAGTAACCCCGCGCTTATATGCTTCAGTTTGATACTTATTTTGCCAAGGCGTAGATATAAATATACCTATAGCCCTTTCTTCAAACGCTTGCATGAAAGCATTGATTTTAGCTTGCTGTGATGCGCTCACGTTGGCTGTGATAGATGTCAATGGCAATGTAAGCATGAAGTCGTTAAGCTCTTTATACTTGCGTGAGATTTCACGATCCCACGCTTTCTCAATGGATTTTGATTTGTTTGGATTATTTGTAAGTGCCATGTTTGTTCCTTGTTTCACTCATTGTAAAACATTTGGCTGTTATTTGCATTTATCAATAGGTTTAAACGATTGGTAAGTATTTGCGCAGTGACTATAATTGTGGTGTAAAGAGAGATTAACCAAGGGGCATAGCATGAAACAAGTTAAACCTGTTGTTGTTGGTTACTTAATCAAACGCTATGCCGGCAAATGGTGCGATGATACCAAAGTCTACAGTAAAAAAGAGTGTGAATACCTAATTAACAACGATAAATTCTTGCGAAAAGTTGGTCTTTGTGTGGATAAGAAAGCCAAATTTCGCCCAGTTTACGATAGAAGGAAAGTGATATGTGCAGAATAATTAAAACAGTTAGAATAGCAGAAGCAACCGGCAAACTTTACAATAAGATTATTAATGAAACAAATATTGATAAAGTTTCTTTTTATGAAACTAATGGTCAATGGGTAGTTGAATGTAAGGCTCAAGGTTGCGAGCTTATTAAATTTAACGTAAACAACGAGCAAATGCTTAACGATGCTCATCACGAATATTTAATCAATGAAATTTTAAAAGGAAAATAAAAATGACACATTACGAAGCACAAAACGAGCAATATTTAAAAGAGCAAAACGAACCTGTAAAGCAATCAAAACTCCGCCTCGATTTCTTCTTAGGGCTTGGGCTTGATCTTTCCAATGGCGATGTTTGCAAAGGCAGGGATCCAACTATTATTACATCATTCTCCCCTCGCAAAAATACAGGTGTGCAGCCTGATTGCGGAGACGTCCCTATTATTGCACGATACAACGAAACTAGAACGCGCAGCGATTTAAAGTCAAAGTTAAGCTTTAAGTTTATTGATGCGCCATGCGTTTTAAATATGGAGTCATGGCAACCCGACCTAAACGCGCTAATCAAAATGCAAGATGAGCATGATGCAAAGCAAGACGAAGCATCAGAAAACCTATTGCAAGCGGTTGCTGATAGCTACCCAGTGAAAGGAACAGAGCCAAATTTTAAAGGTGTTGATAAGCCTTTTGAACTTAATCTAGATGGCGCAATTAAAAACGCAGCGAAAGCATTTGAAAAAACAAAGGAAGTGGATATGAAAGAGCAACTGAAATTCACGCGAGAAATCGCACTGACACAGGGGGTTATGCAGTTGTCATAAAAAAGCATGAGTTTATTACCTGGCACGCTATCGATGACCGTAGTGAGTTGGATGCTGCGAAGAAAAAGCAGCGTAGTGATTTATTTGAGTTTGCTGTAAATTGTTCCGACTACATGAGCGAGGACTTTATAAATTTACTGCAAGAAAAAGGCATGCTAGCTGAAATCATTTTACCTTTGGAGAAATAACTATGAAGTCATTATTTTTTATTGCGCTCATTATAATTGGCGGATTTATTAACTACTACGTGTTTAACGCTAACGTTGAGGTGATTATAGAAAGGGCTTACTTCACGTTAAGCGGTGCCTTTTTATGGTTTATTTACTCTAAAGTGTTTTAGTAACGATAAATAGTTATCAGTTAACTAATTGCCTCGAAAGTGGCTAAGGAATATTTATGAAATTTTTACTTGAATCAATAAACAAAGCAAAATGGTGCCTGTTGTTTTATGCGGTTTATTTTGGTGCAATGCTTTTGTACGCTTGCTACATGTAAGCACCAATGAAAAGCAAAATAAAAACTAGCCCTCAAACTATCGAGGGCTTTTTATTTATGAAGTCGTATCTTCTAGCATGTGAATGGTTACGTTAGCATTCCCTAGTGTTATAGTGCCCGCTTTATCAGATGCCATCAACGCGATTATTTCATCACCCGCTTCTGCTAAAAACTGACCGCCACCACTATTATTACTCAGCTTGCCAGTTATGCCTTGCGCGTCACCTGTTGGCCTCTGGCTGAAAAATATTTGACCGCCACGAATAAAGCCAAGTATAAAAGCAACGGTTGCATTTGTTCCCGTGTGCCTAAATCCACCCCATCCAATAGGTAAAATATAAACTCCGGCATTCGGGACGATCATCGAGCTTGTGCCAAAAGTTACTTCCTTTGCGTCGCCAACTTGTATAAACCCTGGGATTTTATAATACCCACTAAATGGCCCCGCGCCATCAGCAACGGGCAAAACTGGCGGGTTTAAAGTATCATTTCCGCTAGGATGAGCTACAACAGTTACTTGATTTGCTGGGTTTGTGTCGCTTATATCGCTTTGGGTTATCGCCATTGTTCCATAAACGGGCCGAGTTTTATTTATTGCTGCTAATATGGTTGCATTTTCCGATCCTGACCAAGCCATAATTTTTACCTCTTTTTACGCATAGAAATCAGGCGCTTTGTTTAGTGTTGAATGCCTATCTGTTTGGTAATGTAGATCGCACATAATGCCATAAACCAAACCCGCTACATTTTCAGATATTAATTCAACCCTTGCAGAAACTATTGCGTCTGGCTCGATTACGTCAAACGCCTGCAAATCGCTACACTCAAGAAGCAGATGCTCGCCTGCAATCTCCGCTCCCGTTGCTGTATAGGTCATATCAAAAGTTGTTTCCGCTACTGTTAACGATTGGCCTTGAGCATGACCTTTAGCGATAACATACCCGAAACGCCACGTTATTTGCTGCCCTGCTGTCATGGTTTGATCTACAATAAAATGAATATGCGGGTAAGCATTCGTTCCTTGCTTGTAATCGTGCAAAATATGGTAGTTTATAAATAATTCTTCACCTGTTGTAAAGTTATATCCATAGTGACCGTTTCCCATATCACGCCACTGTGGCTCTGTTGTACCGTTACCTCTGGCATTAGAAAACCACTGAATGTTATCATTCCAGCCGTATTCTTCGCCACTAACGCCACCACCGTCACCGCTAGGCTTAGACCATGCCATATCAAACCGCCTTAACGTTAATTGTGCATCCAAGCAATGAATAAATAAATGCGCCTGTATCGCCAGCATCATTTGATGATTCTTCGTTTGCTTTTAAGTCGCGGTAGCCAGATGCATTATCTATGGCAGTTGGTGGCGTTGGCCCTGCATAAAGTTGTGCATCTCCCTGCCCAATCATTGCAACGTTGATTTGATTGCCAACAATGATCCCCGCTGCAACTACTCCCGCATCGGTATAAATGTTTGTTACCGTATCGGGTTGCACTTTGATATTTGGTATTGTATTCGCCATGATTTAAGCCTCTATTTATTTAATGATTTATCTAAATTATCGTCATTTTCTGAAAGGTCGATTTTATCAACCTCGATGTTATCCATATCGATCGCTTTAAATACCGACTCTGCCAAGACCTCATCACCACCAAGAGTTGATAACCCCTCTGTTGCAGATTTAAACGCATCAGCCTTGTTTTTGATTACTTCGCTTTCTTCTTTCGCACCTAATGCGGATTGAACAGGCCATTTAATGCGCGTTTCATCAGGCAAATCTAAAATACCCGCTTCGTCCATTATTGATAAACCATCTAACAGCCAAGGCGTGCAATCATGATCTTGGCGATCATTAACCAGTGCATTCCAAGTGGCTTTATCTTCTGAGCCTGTAACCGTTCCGCCTGCTTTAGTTGTAAGTATGCGAATAGGAATACCCGTTGTTCCTGCAACCTCTTCAGTATTCACATCGTAAGAATCGCGAGGGCTTGCAATGCTTGGTTGTATTGCCATAACGTCCATATTCTTAGTCCGCAAAAAATCCTCTTGGTTATTCTGAAAGTTTTCGCCGTTTTCCTTTAACGCCGCTACGTCAGTGGGATCGAACTTTGCATTCTCCCTTGCCATTAATACAACTTTTTGACGCGAGTTTTTAAAGTTGGCCTCTGCATTACTGCCAGTAACTTTTGATTTATCTGTTAACGCATTCCAAGGCGCTTTTAATGAACTACAGCCTTCTAGGCTATTAGAAATAGCACCTTCTGCCATATGAATTACACGCGAATGATGCACACGAATAGCCGACACTTTACCCATTAACGATCCGCTAATGTTTGAGGTGGTTTGTAGCTCGTATATTTCGGGCTTGTTGTAACGTGGTGAAGCTGGATCATCATCCCATGCAGCGACGTTGATACCATCTTCCTCATAAACGTTAAAGTATAGGCCTGCAAAGTTTCCGCTTTTTGCTGCGCCAACAGGTAAAGACGGCTCTAAACCATCAGGCACACCAACAAACAAAACTGAATAACTACCAATACGGTTAGCAATATCCGCACGCTCCATAGCATTAAAGAAGCCTGCTTTTTTCAGCATTAATAATTCATCTTCAAGGATAGCTTTATCGTTTAATTTAGCCTCTGGAAGCTCTCGCCAGCATGATTTGGGCAACTTAGCAACAACGGTATAGCCAATGCCACCACGCTCAAACATATACTTGTAATCGCTATACAACGGGTTATCCAAATAACCAAACAGCAAATTATAGTCGCGCTTACCATCAGGCGATACGCCATTATTACCACCACCACGCCTAAAAATACTAGATGCTGCGTTAATAACTTGCTGTAAATAGTTATCAGCTAACTGATTTTGCGCAGTGTATTCAATAACGTTTGTTTTCTTTTTAAATGGGAACATTAAAACACCTCGCTAACATACTTTAACTTGGGAGCTTTGATATCCAAATCAGGCTCGTTATTTCCAGCCTCATACTTTAGCGTTACTTTCGTACTGTTATGGCATGGTTGATAACCGCTATTCGGATCTCGGCTTATCTTACACCCGCGACAATTGCAATGATGCTTTTCTTTCTTTTTAAATGGGAACATATTATGGCCCTGTCATTTCGATATCATGTGTGCCGATCATCCCTTTAATCTTACTATCCAATTCTGGACTAATAAGCCCTGGTGTCACGTCTTTCATACAAAACCCCTATTATCACCAATCAAACCCGCCTGCAACTTCTAATTGTTTAGTTTGTGCAACTAGCATGATAACACTATCATTTATGTTTGGCGATTCTTGTCCAGTACGTTTTTTCATCGCCGCTTTTGGTTCTACTTTCTTTTTGCTGTTATTCTCAGACTTTACCCATAACGCAGTGGACATTTCACGCATTAATTTTTTCCACAAATCATCATCTTCAATATCTAGGCTCATCATATCAAGCGGATCAATGTCGCGCTCTCCTAGCTCAATAAATCTGAAGGTGTTATACAGTTGTTGCGCTGCTATACCATGTGCGTGTGCTTTTTGATTGCAATATATTTCATGTGGTAGTTTCTCAGTTCCTCCTATTACTTCATGTTCTGGCGCTAAAACTGGATCGCCCGCATTGAATGGAATCACGTCAATGTTGATGACTGGATATGTATATTCTGATATTGAGCCGTCACTATTAAACCAATCAGCAGGAAGGCATCTAGGGTCTGTATTGCTATCAATACCCTTTATCGTGTCATCACCCTTTATATTATCGCTAACAAATACGCTTACACCATCACCAAAACCACCACATTCATCATAAGTAAATGATTCAGCTTTATGCTTGCGGGCCATCATTAGCGCCCTTCTGCTAGCGAGTCGCAAATCAGGCGATTTTACCCATTCGTCGATCTCTTTAACACAATTTCCATCGGCATAAACAACAGCATTAGCGTCTCGACCTTGCCCCGCTGGATCGTATGCAACACGTTTAATTCCTGCATTAACCCAGTCAGGATGCTTGCTTGCGAACCTTGCGGCCTCTAACCATGATTCATCAATGATTAGATCGCCTTCTGCACCGGTTGGCTTGCCTAGCCATTTCTTTTCATAACGCTTTAATGGCAAAACTTTTTCATCATGCTTTCGTTGTCGCTCAAGGTTAGCAGGAAAATGAATGCTGTCGTAATAATTGCAGTAAGTAAGTAATGTTTTTTCGGGAGTGTTGACGATCCATTGCGTCCATGTAGCATCTAGTTTTGAGTCAGGATTGAATATCACAATAACAATCATCTTGCCTGAGCGTGGTCGAATCGATGGTAGTAACCTATCCCAGCAAATCTCACTAACCCCTTCAGCCTCTTCCACAATAACTACATCAACCGCAGCAATCGACTTGATATTATTAATGTTATTCTTAAGCCCTTTAAACATGAATTTAGAGCCGTTTTGGGCTACTATCTGGTCTTTAGTTGATTTAAAGAAGTGATTCAACCCTAGTTCATCTATCCGCTTTTCAATCTCTGCTTTTGTACTTTCAGCAATTGAGCCAAGGAATTCACGCGCAACAAGTATTCTGATTGGCCTAATAGTCGCCTCAAGTATTACGCTCGTTGCTTTATCAAAAGATTTTCCGCTACCTCGACCACCATAATCAACAAAATATTCATAATCAGGATTGAAAAAGGATCGCTCACGCTTCATGGATTCTATGTCCATGTTGTAAGCGCTTTGGAATATTGGCTGCGGGTTAAAGTTTAGTTTAGCCATTAGATTTCATCAGGTGGCCCAAACGTTATACCATCCCAAGGCGTTAATTTTTCCTTGGATGAAACTTCAATTTTAATAACGTCAAGCCCAACTAATTTAGCTTTACCCATAGTCGCTGAGACGGCCGCAGAGCTTTGCGCGTTTACGGGTAGCATTGCTAGCTTGCGTGCCTCTTCTAGCTCCGTGAGCAGGCTGGCAATCGTTACGCTATGGTTATCAGCTGTTTCTTGCTTGAGTTCGTTATACCTTAGGAGAACCTTAGGCAGTTTTGATATTTTACACCCTTCTACATTTACAGATTCATCCTTCCACTTTAGTGATTTTGGAAATGCGTATCTAACAGCCTCAGACTTATTTTCTGTCTCGTGCCATTTTTGCGCAAATAATTCATGCTGCCCATTCTCTAATACTGGCATAAATCACCCTCCCCACAAATGAAAGCAGGCACTCCAAAACATAGTGCCAAATATAAAGCCTATAATTGCATGTTGCCAGTGAAAATAATCATGTAAATCATTCTGCTGCTTAATTATATCTGCTTCGCGTTGGTTGTGAGGCCAAATTAAATCAAGTGGCCTTCCGTTTCTATCTGGCACGTTAACGCCTATACCGTTATCTTCTGGCTTATCAAGCCCCCGTATCATTTCATCAATCGGATCTGCATTAAATCTTTTGTCCATTACAAACTTAACATCTTCAACTGAGTGCCAATCAATAGATCCATCATTAAATGTAATTTCAACTTCATTTATCTCATGGTCTGTTTTTGCGCTTTCCCAATCTGTTAATTTTACGCCTTTTACGTAAATATCATATGGTGCTACAATAGCCATCCAACTATCCCCCTTTACAATTAATATTAATAAAGTATAGCATTTTAAACAGGCACAAAAAACCCTCAGTTACGAGGGCAATATTTATGTATCACCTGCTGATACTAATGCAGCTACACTTTCATAGCAGTCAACGGATCACCTCCTATTGTGTTTGAGTTTTATTATATTCAGTGTATGCAATATATTCTTCAATTGTATCAAATTCTGTAACCACCTGCATTTCACCCACTTTCCTTGTTACTTTAATCATCGTTCTTTCCTCTTTATTCACCGCAAAATTACGGCTATTCATTATATACGCCACATAACACAGCGATAACAATACAGCACGCTGCGCGTCTGAGTGTTATCAGAACTGTTATGTTTTTAATTTACGATTATTCCATTTTTCTATTAGTTTTTCTTTTGTTTTGCTCTTTCTGTTTACTGAGTTTTTGTTGCAGTGATCATCTAACAAATACGCCCATGTCATTTCCGAACAACACTCCAATGAGTGAACCCCATTGCCATTTATTGGGCTGTCAACGCTGCAAACTTCCTTGATGTCAACCTCTCTGCCGCAAAACGGGCAGGGCTTTAAATATTCCATTTTCATTATTCCTTGTGTCTAAAGTCAAAACATAACAAGCAAAAGCACGCGGACAACTTACAGTTGCCGGTGTTTATGTGGGTTATGTTTCTTTTATTTATTCAATATAAAACTCATCGTAACGACTTTCATGCCCTTCGCTAAAGAGAAGCTTGTTATTTACTTTAACACACTCGGTCATTGTAGAGTGGCATCCGATGTGACCATAAAACCACCTTGGTATGTCAACAATTTTAATGGATGGCTGCTTGTGTAAAAGCTCAACGCGCGCATCACCAAACCCATCAACCGTTTTTATTTTAGCTATAAGCCTTTCTTTAACTGTTGGCATCTACCTTCTCCAATTTTATCAATCTTCATTTCCAGCAACATAACAAGGCCGTGAAAATCGGACTCACTACGTGTGCCGTTTACGAGCTGGGTTATGTTTTTAATCTATTCAACCTCTTCGCACTCGCAGTCATTCTCGCCGCAAATGTCGCAAATACCAAATCCTGACTGATAACACATAATACCTCCCTTATAACTTGGCTAAGGATAAAACCTCAATATCGGATTGATATAGCTCACGATCAACTTCACACTGAAGCTTGTCTACGGCTAGTAATCTAGCGCTAATTAACAAATCTTCTTCATCTTGCAGCCATGTGCGAGTTGTTAA